AAAGACTCTCGTTCAGCATTTAGTCTGCGATCATCAGACTTTTTAAGAATGTTACCTTGTGCATCAATAACTCCTTGCTTGAACGCTTCCCACTCACTAAACGGAGTAGTAAGTTTTCTAAGGATTCTGTACACCAGATAAATGTCTACTAAATTTGTCATTAAATTTTTTTGTTGAGTATGTTATATAAGTTTAAATCTAATACATCTAAATCTTTTGCATCAACATAAGATAGATAAAGTAGAAACGCATTCAGTATATCATGATTTTTCTTTTCAACTTTAAACTTAAGCATGTTTACTGTTGCTTCTACACCAAAGACATTTGAAAGAGAGATTATATGATTCATTAACAATCTCTCTTTCAATTCATTCTTTTCACTATACTTGTTTACTAATCTCTTAATGTATTTTATAGTTTTCAGATCATCAAGAAATTCAAGTACTGATATGCAATTTGGGTTTTTATAATTACTGACTGCATATTCGTCAAAATTATCATCATTTAATTCTATCATTAGAATGTACTAAAGGCAACCCTCATGATGTTTGTTGAATTTGCGGCAACATACAAGTAGTTGTTGTCCCATGCAATTCTTCCGACTGGCCAACCAACTGCTAGATTGTTTCCACTTGCTGGTGTCTTTGCGGTACGAACACGGATTGAGTCTGCGTTTACATCAAGTGCTTCTGCTGGTGCGTTTGTACGAATACCGATTGCATCTGCGGAAGCATCAACATAGAACATATTTGATTGATTTTGAGATTCAATTCTTGTGTCTGAATCTGCACCATCTTCGTTGATTGTTAGTCCACGAGTAGAAATTAATCCTGTTGCAGTATCAAGTGTAAGAGTATTTGCCGCAATTGTTCCATTTCCAGTAGAACCGAAATTCATTGTAGTAAATACAGTTTGAGATGTTGCTCCGAAGATATCTTCTAGTGTGATCTTCTTGCTTACTGGAGATCCTGTAGGATCGTCTACAATCAAAAACAAATCGTTATTTGCTGGTGCAGTTAATGCGGTTAACTGCGTGACTTTTCTATCTGCCATTTACTTCTCCTATTTTATAAACCCCCCGAAGGGGGAATGCTACTCCTGGGACTCAGGCCAAAATTAAAACTTATAGTTCTTCAATAGATGCGTTAGCGGATACAGAGTTTGCAGAAGCACCTGTTGCGCCAATTTGAACACGATAGACATATCCATCAAGTCCAGTATTGTCGCTAATTTCGAGTGTTGCAGTATTTGTATTTGCGTATACGCCTGTGTCTGTTAGATTGACGAATGCATTAGCGCCGTCAGACTCTTGCCAACGATAGTTGAGTGTAACTCCAGTTGGAAGTGTTGTTGCTACAACCGTAAATGAAACTGCATCACCAGTATTTGCTGAAGAGTTTGATGGTTGTGTTCCAATTGTAATTACAACATCAGGATATACTGTATCTTCTGCGTCAGCGGTGTATGAACTTGCGGCAACAAGAACTTCACGCTTAACTCTAGAATTTCCGTGCATATCTGTATAAGTGTTTACATAAACCCAACCTGGATCAGTTGTTTGTGCAACTGCTTCAGTAGAGTCTACACCGTAAACTTTATCGATTGCTTGAATTGTTGCGCCTTCGGCCGCAAGAAACTTAGGTGCGTCTTGACCTGTAATTGTTGCTCCAGATGCGTTTGCGGTTGCATATGCTGGCGAAATTGTTAAGTATGTGTTGTTTGCAATTGAAGTAACTTTATACTTTGCTCCTGCAGAATTGATGATTACATCACCAACTTCTAACTCGGTAGTAAATGCAGTACTTGTTCCGACAACAACAGATGAAGTATTTACTAAATCTACTGTTCCTGTGATTGCAAATGAATCTCTGCTTCCCCATAGTGCCATGGTTGTTTCTCCTTTTATTTAATTCTAAGAATAAATCTTTATCCTATTTATGATTTTTCTTCTTTGAGTTCTGGATGAATCTCGACTGGCTCTTGTTTACCAGACAATTGATCTCCTTTTTTCAAATTCTTACTGCTTTCTTTTGCAGTCGCTTCTTTCTTGTTCTTTTTCACGGCTTCTACAAAAAGTTTTGAGTAATCATAGGACTCTTTCTTTGTACCTTCCTCATCGTCTGCGCCACTCTTTCCACGATAGCCATAGTCTTGCTTGCTATGTCTCTGCCCTGGCTTAGACTCTTTTGGAAACTTCTTTTTGTACTCAGGAGTTCCTGGCCACAGAACTTTTTTCTTTTCTTCATCGATAGACTCTTCAGCATCAAATGAGTTTCTCAATGCTTCACGCTTTCTACGAATCTTTCCAATTTCATTCTGATGGCGACCAACTTCTTTTGCTCTTGCAACAGAGAGTGCGGCACGCTTCATTGATGTTCTTGGATCTCTTAGTTCGTCCACTTCAACTTCTTCTTTCATTTTCTTTTCATCAGAACTCTTACCAAAAGTCTTGTGTACAAGTTTATCTAAGTTCTTGTGAAACTCATTTTCTTTTTTCTTGCTTGCACCTTCTTCTTTTGCTTCATTTGTGCTAAGTGCTTTAAGTTCGTCTGGAGCATACTTCATCATCTTGCCAGAATCTTGCTTGACTGTATAGTACTTTCCTTCTTCTGGAGTATCTTTCTTAACAACTGTGCCTTTCATTCCAGACTTAATGCATTCAACTCTCTGACCAACTTTGAAATGCGATTCGTTAAGTTCTACCTCTTCGACAATGTGTGTGAGTGAATGCTTGACTGATTCCCAATAGTAAGTTCCTCTAGCAATTGGTGCACCACTCTTTTCTCTTTCAGAAAACATTTTTTCTTTCTTTTCTGCCCAACTTATTCTATGGAGATATTCTTTTTCTGCTTCTTGATAGAATTTCTTCATATCGCCTGCTTTAGCACCAGATTTTGCAGAATCTTTCTTATAGAAGGCTTGTGGATTAGTTCTCAATTTTTGTAACTTCTTTTTGTAATCATCGGCAATATCTTGATAATACTTTGCGGCAAGACTATGATAGAGTTTAGCATTTCCATCTTTTTCTGCTTTATCCAAACCTCTTTCAATAGGTTTTCTTCTATCTGGATCGCTACCAAACCAGAAATCTATTGCTACCAGCGTCATACCAAGTCCCATTGCCGCACCTACAAGTGCCCGACTAACTGGTCCAAGAGTCATTAAATCTTCATCAAGTTCTTCGACTTCTTCGTTCATTCTTCTCACTACACGATTCTGT